CCTTGTATACCGGTTGGTCCTGTAGTTCCAGTAAGTCCTTGAACTCCCGTGGCACCTGTAGCTCCTGGATTACCAGGCCCACCAGGCACTCCTTGCAATCCAGTAGGTCCTGTTATGCCTGTTGGTCCTGTAGTCCCTTGTATACCAGTGGGACCTGTTATGCCCTGTGGTCCCGTTACTCCGGTTGGACCTGCTATGCCTTGTAATCCGGTTGGTCCTGTAGTGCCTTGTATACCTGTAGATCCTTGTATACCAGTTACACCAGTAGGTCCTACTACTCCAGTAGGTCCGGTGGTACCTTGAATACCTGTAGCACCTTGTGGGCCTGTTACACCGGTAGGTCCTATTATTCCAGTAGGTCCAGTGGTTCCTTGAATACCAGTTGGTCCTGTGGTGCCTGTAAGCCCTTGAATACCAGTTGGTCCTGTGGTTCCTTGGGGTCCTGTAACTCCGGTTGGGCCTGTAACACCTATTGGACCTATTGGACCTGTGGTTCCTTGAATACCAGTAGGTCCGGTAGTTCCTTGAATACCAGTAGGTCCAGTTGTGCCTTGTGGTCCTGTGGGTCCTGTTACGCCCTGCGGTCCTGTTACTCCGGTTGGGCCTGTTACACCAATAGGTCCACTAGGACCTGTTAATCCTTGAATACCGGTGGGACCTATATTTCCTTGAGGTCCAGTTGGTCCTGTTACACCAATAGGTCCACTAGGACCTGTTAATCCTTGAATACCAGTTACGCCGGTAGGTCCTATAATACCTTGAGGGCCTGTGGGACCTGTTGCGCCTTGAATACCTGTGGGTCCTGTTTCGCCCCCCGCTGCTGCGTTTAATGCATATGACGCAGTAAATGCATATGAAGCAGATACACCAGATAATGAATTAATTTGTGTGGAACTAGATAATATTCCTGCAGGTAGTGAAGATTGAATTTGTGTGGAACTCGAAACTACCCCACCGCCTAATGCATGCGTGGGTATACTACCTGATCGTAAAAATCTACCGGATAAGCGAGTTTCAGACAAAATAAATCCTCTCTATAAAAAAGACATCTTTTAATAAATATCTATACTGGGGAAGAAGACTTTATTTGACCGTATCTATTAAACGATTTATTAGTATGGAGTTAGTTGCCACGCAGACCCGTCCCAATACTTTACAGGTTTAGTTACCCATGCAGCACCAGTCCACACTTTCATTGGTTTTGCTACCCATGCAGCACCAGTCCACACTTTAATTTGCCCAGTATTTCCAACAACTGCACTTTGTAAATCCGCTGCTGCTGGAAGTAGCGGTTGATAGACCCATGTAGACATACTATGCTACTTTTCTGATAGACCAGAGAACGGTAATTGTTCCCGTGATTGCAGTTAATGTGACATCCCATCCATGTAATAATATCAATGAGGGACTTACCCACGTATCTGTCATAGTTCCATTTATAAAAGATTCATAAATAATACGTTGAGTATCACCTGTACCTGTACATTTTTCATACACACGAATGCGTAATTCGTCTCCTGCAATCATGTCCGAAGTATCTAAAAAGACTTGATACACTCCAGATACAGTAATTGGAGTACGTGTGGTACTATTATTTGGTGCAGAAAATTCGGTTGCTCCAATTGCCGATGTTCCACTATATGCTTGCGTTATTGCCATATCTTAGCCCCCTGCCGCAACTACGACGGCATTATAGTTACCTGTTTCGTTCGCGCCACTGTTTTGTCCACGTATATAAATATTACTTCCTGCAGGAACTTGATATTCGCATCCACCGAGTAGTGGAATATTATTAAAAGATTCTGCAGCAGAACCCTGACGAATTGGAATATCTTTTAATATCACTTCTGTTCCTGCCACGGTTCCATCTCCTACGCCTACGTCAACCAGTATCGTAGTGTTTGCGGCGTATGAGGAGTCGCTTGCCGTTCCTTGAACGCCTACTTGCCACCACCACAAATCACGTATAGTAGTACCTATCGATGTCCATGTTCCATTTGCCGCTGTAACCGATGGGACAAAGTTTGTTCCTTCAAATGTACTTTCACCAATAGATTCTGCATATGTAGCAGTACGTCGCGCAGATGGGTTTAATGGTTTGTGATAGAATTGAGCAAATACACGAATTGCGGTACCCACCGATCCAAACGCTGATGCTCCTACGGATGCTCCTGCCGGAATGAATATAGGAAAGTAATAATATTGTGCTATTCCTTCGGTTATGAACGAAGGAGCACCACCCGCTACTAGATTCGGTATTACTGTGGTGAACGTGGTTCCTCCTGCCAAATCTACACCAATATTTACCACTGTACGTCTAGATGCGTTGTTGGCACTGTTAGAATTGATGCCGATTAGTATTCCGTATGAGTCATCCGTTAAGTCTAGCCCTACTTGTAGAGCTGTACCAAACCCTGCAGTACCTGGTGTGATTGATGTGCCTTGTGCGGCAGCAGGTCTGGTTCCTGCGGTTGATGATGATACATATCCAAACACATTAGCTCCGCCTGGAACATATAACATTATACACTCTCCTGATTACGAATAAATGTTAAAAAGTCTACAATTTTATCGGTAAGAACAAATCCTATTGTTGTATTGTTTACATCCTCAAACGTATATGAAATATTTGCATTATTCCATGCACGAATTTCCGCAGTGTTAGAATCGTGATATCCAGTTTCCGACTGATTATCACTTAACGTTCCTGGTCCAAATTGTACCGATGCTTTCCATCCATTAGAAAATGTAATTTCAAATCCACTGTAGTCAGTTTGATTAATATGTAACATATAATATTCTCTATTAGTTTGTGTCTACCCATAAATCATTCGTTGCAGGAGCCGATGGGGCGGTAGTTCCTACAGTAATTTTCAAAGAAACAGGATTAAATTGTGCAAGTGATCCGGTAATACCCGATGATGCCGAGACCACGGATGCAGATATAGTAGCAAACGAACCATTCCATCTAGCAGTAGAAGTACCTAATGACAGTGCAGCATCGGAATCAGGTCGTATTGTTGTTGGTTCTATAAACGCTACGCTTGTACCTTGTGCATATAAATTTACGTTGGTTGTGCTACTTCCAATTAATCCTACAGTTCCGCCACCAACTTCAAGTGCAAGTGTTTGGCTTCCAGATTGTAAATATAATCCACCTCTGCCAGTAGGAGAAACTAGTTGATCGGTATATACTAAAACCGATCCCGTACGCATTCTAGCAGATCCCGTAACTTCCAATCCGACACCTGCACCACTTCTCGATACTATCAATGATCCAGTTATTGTCGATGACACTCCACCTGTTAATGTTATTCCTGAAAATGATGGCGCGTCGGCGGTTTGTAATCCAGTATCTACATCGGTAGTAGTTGAATTTATTACTGCTCTAACAGTTCCCTGTGATGGCGATGAAAACGCAGATGATGATACCAATCCAGGTGTATTAGGTCCTGTTGCTCCCTGAGGTCCGGTAGGTCCAGTTGTACCTTGAATTCCTGTCGCTCCTTGGACGCCAGTTGGTCCTGTAGTTCCTTGAATTCCTGTAGCTCCCTGGATGCCAGTTGGGCCTGTTGTTCCTTGAATGCCCGTAGCTCCTTGCAATCCAGTTGGTCCCTGAATTCCCGTGGCACCTTGAATACCAGTAGCTCCTTGGATACCAGTTGGTCCTTGAATGCCTGTAGCACCTTGTACTCCAGTTGATCCTTGTATGCCAGTTGCTCCTTGGATACCCGTTGGTCCTTGGATACCCGTTGGTCCTTGTAATCCGGTGGCACCTTGAATACCGGTTGCTCCTTGGATACCTGTAGGTCCAGTGGTTCCTTGAATACCGGTCGCTCCTTGGATGCCTGTTGATCCCTGAATGCCTGTAGCACCTTGGATACCGGTAGGTCCCGTTGTTCCTTGGATACCTGTCGCACCTTGTAATCCGGTGGCTCCCTGAATACCAGTTGACCCTTGAATGCCCGTGGCACCTTGAATGCCTGTCGGTCCAGTAATACCAATAGGTCCGGTGGGTCCAGTGGTTCCTTGGATACCTGTTGATCCTTGAATACCAGTAGCCCCCTGAACACCGGTTGGTCCGGTAGTTCCCTGAATTCCCGTAGGTCCTGTAATACCAATTGGTCCGGTTGGGCCTGTTGTTCCTTGAACGCCTGTAGGTCCAGTGATACCAATTGGGCCTGTAGGTCCTGTAGTTCCTTGCAATCCAGTTGGACCAGTAGTGCCCTGAGGTCCTGTAGTGCCTTGTAGCCCCGTAGGTCCGGTAGTTCCTTGTATACCGGTGGGTCCTGTGACACCTACTGGACCAGTTGGTCCTGTAGTGCCTTGAATTCCCGTAGGGCCTGTTGTTCCCTGTAAACCCGTTGGACCCGTGATACCAATTGGTCCTGTTGGTCCTGTGGTTCCTTGTACACCTGTTGGTCCGGTAGTTCCTTGGGGTCCTGTTGTGCCTTGTAATCCGGTTGGACCTGTGGTTCCCTGAGGTCCAGTTGTTCCTTGTAGCCCCGTAGGACCCGTTGTTCCTTGAACTCCGGTTGGTCCTGTAATACCGATAGGTCCAGTAGGTCCTGTAGTTCCTTGTAATCCCGTTGGGCCTGTAGTGCCCTGAAGTCCTGTGGGTCCTGTAATACCGATAGGTCCGGTTGGACCTGTAGTTCCTTGTAGCCCCGTAGGACCCGTTGTTCCTTGAGGGCCTGTAGGTCCAGTTATACCTTGCAATCCAGTTGGACCTGTTGTGCCTTGTGGTCCGGTAGGTCCTGTGGTGCCTTGTATACCTGTTGGACCGGTTATACCAATTGGGCCTGTAGGACCCGTTGTTCCTTGAGGGCCTGTAGGTCCTGTAGTTCCCTGTGGTCCAGTAGGTCCTGTAGTTCCTTGTAATCCAGTCGGTCCCGTTGTTCCTGTGGGTCCGGTCGCGCCTTGTAATCCAGTCGGTCCCGTGGTGCCTTGAGGTCCTGTTGGTCCTGTTGTTCCTTGAATGCCCGTTGGGCCTGTTGTTCCCTGTGGTCCGGTTGGTCCTGTCGTTCCTTGGACACCGGTAGGTCCTGTTGTGCCTTGCAAACCAGTTGGTCCAGTAACACCAATTGGTCCGGTAGGTCCAGTGGTGCCTTGGGGGCCTGTAGCTCCGGTTGTTCCTTGGGGACCTGTGGGACCTGTAATACCTTGTGGTCCTGTTGGGCCTGTGGGTCCCTGTGGCGTTAATGCAAAACTCGCGGATGATGCAAAGGAAGCGGATGTTGCAAACGAAGCAGATGTGGCGGCACTGGCTGTACCGAATAAAGATCCAGTTAGCCCAGATGAATCAAATGTAGTAGATCCGGATACAATTAAAGATCCAGAAAGTATAGTACTTCCTGTTACTTCTAATGCATTAAAACTTCCAGAATCTGTATAAAATATTGCCATACCTTAATTTTCTCCGTATGCTGTTGCAATCCAATACGTAGTACCAGTTAATCCAGTATTACTGTTTGCACTAATTACAAAACTTCCTGCTAATTTACTTTCAATACTCCATGCTCTTGAATCTTCACCAGTAACTGTGACCGCATAATTTGTATTTGGAAACGCAGTTGCAAATGTTACTGTAGTTTTTCGTGGATTGCCAGTAAATGATGAATTTGTCACACTGCCTGCTTTTGTTTTGATTACATTACTTGCAAAACTTGCTGTCGTTGCGAATGATGACGAAATTGCAACCGATGCACTGTTTGCCCAACTTGCCGTACCAAACAAACTTCCAGTAATTCCGCCAGATGTAAGTCTTAACGAACCTGTTATTTCCGTATCACCAACAACTTGTAATTCAAGCGGCAAACTACTAGATAGTATCAATGAACCAGTTATACTCTGGTTTCCAATAATTGTTTGTGAACCTGTAACTACCAATGATCCCGTAATATCCAATCCACTTGGGAAGGTAATAAATCCATCAAAATATGATGCGGTTTGTGCTATCACCGCAACGCTACTGGTACCGGTTAAGTTTCCAGTAAACGAGCCACTGAAGCTACCCGTATTTATTTGTAATGAACTCGATACAGTTCCTGCTGGTAGTATTGTTGGTGCAAATGATGCAGAGGTTGCAAAGGATGCTGTTGCTGGAATAAACGTAATGCTTGTTGCTGCGCTTGCCGTAACTGCATTATTTGCCCAGCTTGCCGTACCAAACATCGTTCCAACATTTGTGATATCATTACCACCCAATGACAATGTACCTGCCATTGCACGATTACCATTTACTAATAAATACTGCGTGTGATCGTCTGCATTCAATCCTAGGAGATTTCCGTGAACAGAAGATGCATTTACTCCCGCCGCTCTAAATCCAATAATAGGACGAATATCTTGAATCTGTGTGATATTTGCCGACCCCGATTGAACATAGATTGAAGCTAATGGTACCACACCATCATTGAAGTAAGATGGCATGGATGGTAAGTTTGCATTTTCTGCTTCGACGAGTGTAGAATATTGATTGGAGTTTAATACTAAGAAATATTTTTCATCAACGCCATCACCTACCAAATATACCGTATGTTTGGTGTAATATGATGACGACATTGCCGTTAGTGCACTTGCCGACACATACTGATTATTTGGCACTATGGATGATGTATATCTTCCCCACACCGATGCACTTGGATAATATTGCGTAAGATTTATCGATGAGGTTCCTGCTGGAATAAATTCATTTTCTGAGAAGAAGTAGTTACCTTGTGTAACATCTAATTTAAATGGCGTTACATTTTCCGTTACAGTTGATCCCGCGGCATATACTGGTCCCAAGGCTTTTCTATTAAACGTAGAAAGCTTGTTAGCCATGTGCTCACCGTTATACAACGTTTGATCAATAAATTCTACTTTTGTATCGTTGGTGACAACTCTTCCAAGAATAATATTGGTTTCGTTATCAGGAATTGACCCAGCCGAAGTTAATGTACCGGCGTCGGTGATGTAAATGTAATTATTGGAATTTGCCGTTAATGTAAGAGAACCATCCACCCAATCCAATCTCTTGTATACATCTGTATCTATGGTATCTTGTAAGTATCCGAATCCACTTGCCGCAGTAATACCAAAACCACTGCCTGTAGTAATGGTTCCACCTTGCATGACACCCATCGGTGACCCCTTAAAGATAAGGGTTGTTGCGTCAGTGTGGGTACCATCGGCAAAGGTAACGGAGAGTTTACGAGTTACGTCATTTTCACCATCCGTGTCATCCAAGAAATTCCAATAGAAATCTTGACTATTATTATTAATTTTTGAGTGGTCAGAGACGCCTTGATATCGTCCGCGAGTGGTTGAATTTTGAATATCAAAATCATAAGTGACCGAATTATGAATCATCGCGCCGACGACTCTAAAGTTTGGACCATCACCACCAGCAGGAACTACGATACCATAATCAGGAAATTGAATGTCAAGACCTGTAGATTCTAATTCAGACCCCTTTTCCAATTTAATTGCCGTAGACCCTGCAGTTCCATCACCTTGGAATTTTGTCGTATATAAACTTAAACTGGAACTTGGTCCAACTGCGTAATTTCCAATTGCAGCACTCGCTGATGGGAAGAGGTAATAATTTTCTAAGTTACATTGTGCGGTTGCCCCGTTGGAAGAGGAAACAAACGTACCGTAACTAAATGTACCATTGATATCAATATATTCGCCATAGAACTGCGTATCCGTAGTACTTGCGTTAACATACACACCGATATCCGAGTCGTAGATGGATATTTTGTGTGCTTGGGCAAAGTCACCAACATCATCTACATAAATTGCTGCTTGATTGGAACCGGCGTTTCTTAATGTTAAAAATGATATTTCGTTATTAATACCCATCTTAATGATGGGATGATTTGATTGACTTGGGAAAATTTCAGTAGTTTGAATGTTACTGCCAACGATACTGACGTATGGTTTACCAGTAAGGTCAATCATATTTTCGGTATATTGACCAGGACCGACTTCAATTATATATCGGTTGTTTTCCGCAGCATCCGTAATCCACGCAACCGATGCACTGATAGATGAGAAGTCTCCACCCTTCTTCGCAACGGAAATTTTTCGCGGGTCTTGTCCGACTTCATATAATGGTGCGTTTAATGCAATTTGCGTCTTTAAGAAGTTGTCGGTACCTTGTACTTTTCCAAGAGAACCAGTGTGATCTATTTGTACGTCCGTGGTGCAATTTTCAAAGTTTAAGGCAATAGCATCAATACTTGGTGCGGATCCCGTTTGTGGTGCCCAAATACCACGAATCCAACGTTGGAAGTTGACACCAGTTAATCGGAGTTGTCCACCGTTATATACTTTAAATCCTGTTCCACGAGCAGTTCCCGTTGCTCTCGTTAAGAGACATCCGTTGACAATGAAGGTACATCCCGGTGCATCGGCTAGGGCGAAGATTTGATCGTCATCCGTTCCTGCAACACCACCATTCGTAGAGGTAACGTTACGTAATTGCATACGACCGATACCACCTGAAGAACCTGATGTAACGTGAAACCCTACATCAAACGATTTACTTCCTGATGTAAATCCACCATACTTAACGTTGGAACATTGTAAGATACAATTACCACTACTTCCACTACCAATTACTTTTGCATTAGTATAGTTTGTTCCAAAGCGAACATTTTCTACATATGCAATTGCATTTGTTTGTGGTGTAGTTGGTGATGAGTATACAATAGCCGAAACGTTTGGTGCAGTAGACCCTTGTATTCCCATATCAATGACCATTGTTTGGTCAGCCATGATAAAGATACTAGAACTTGGATTTGATGCAGAAACAATTGTAGATGTTGATGAATCACCTTTAATTGCAATATATGGTTTTAATGTAATTGTATCTTCAACATAGACACCTGGATACACACGCACAGTATAAGTGTTTGTTGCGGTAGCATCCGTAATACTATCTACTGCAGTTTTTACAGAGGTATAATTTGTGTCGCTTCCAGGAAGTCCTACGGTTACCAAGTTATCTATAAATGTTGGCGGTGCAAATGATGCAGATGTAGCATTATTCGCAAAACTTGCCGTGCCAATAAATGATCCACTAAACGATCCAGTATTAATTTGCAGAGAACTACTGACAGTTCCGGTTGGGAGAAATTGTATTACTTGTGCGGATGAAGAAACTATATTTGCAGGTATATCCGATATTCCAGTATATGATATTTGCGATGACGCGGACACTAATCCAGGAATATTTGGTCCTTCTGGACCTGTGGCACCTTGAATTCCTGTTGGTCCCGTTGTCCCTTGAGGACCTGTAGGACCTGTAGTTCCCTGAATGCCTGTTGGGCCTGTAATACCGATGGGACCTGTTGGACCGGTGGTTCCTTGAGGTCCAGTAGGTCCAGTTATACCAATTGGACCTGTTGGTCCTGTTGTTCCTTCTGGTCCTGTTGGTCCTGTTGTTCCTTGAATGCCCGTTGGACCTGTAATACCAATTGGTCCTGTTGGTCCTGTTGTTCCTTGTAATCCAGTAGGACCTGTAGTTCCTTGTGGGCCTGTTGGACCTGTAATACCCTGAATACCTGTAGGACCTGTTACTCCAATAGGTCCGGTAGGGCCTGTGGTGCCTTGAGGTCCTGTTGGTCCTGTTGTTCCTTGAATGCCCGTTGGTCCTGTAGTTCCTTGTACACCAGTTGGTCCAGTTGTTCCCTGAATGCCTGTAGGACCTGTTGTTCCCTGAACGCCTGTGGGACCAGTGATGCCTTGTAATCCAGTAGGTCCTGTAGTTCCTTGTATGCCAGTTGGGCCTGTGTCACCTTGAACTCCAGTTGGTCCTGTTACACCAATAGCTCCGGTAGGTCCAGTAGTGCCTTGTAATCCAGTTGGTCCAGTTGTTCCCTGAATGCCTGTAGGACCGGTGATTCCCTGTATACCAGTGGGACCTGTTGTTCCTTGGATTCCCGTTGGTCCAGTTGTGCCCTGCGGTCCAGTTGTTCCTTGTAATCCTGTAGGTCCGGTAGTTCCTTGGGGTCCTGTGGTTCCTTGAACGCCTGTGGGTCCGGTAATACCAATTGGGCCTGTGGGACCGGTATCCCCTTGTATACCTGTGGGACCTGTTGTTCCTTGAGGTCCTGTGGTTCCTTGTAATCCAGTAGGTCCGGTTATTCCTTGTAATCCAGTTGGACCTGTTGTACCGGTTAATCCTTGAATACCTGTGGGTCCGGTAGTTCCTGTGATACCAGTAGGTCCGGTTGCACCTGTAATTCCTTGAGGTCCCGTAGTTCCTTGGGGTCCTGTTGGTCCTGTTGTTCCTTGAACTCCCGTTGGTCCAGTTGTTCCTACGCTACCTTGTGGTCCTGTGGGTCCGGTAGTTCCTGTCAAGCCCTGAATACCAGTTGGACCTGTAGCTCCATCAGGTCCAATTACTCCTGTGGGTCCAGTAGTTCCTTGGGGTCCTGTAGATCCCGTTATTCCCTGAGGTCCGGTTGCGCCTTCAGGACCAGTAGACCCTGTGTTACCTTGTATACCCGTAGGACCTGTTACACCTGTTGGTCCTGTGATTCCTTGTGGTCCAGTAGCACCTGTATTACCCTGAATACCAGTGGGTCCGGTTGTTCCTTGAACTCCCGTTGCGCCTGTGTTTCCTGTAGTTCCCTGTGGACCTGTTGCTCCTGTATTTCCCTGTATACCAGTTGGTCCCGTTGTGCCTTGTAATCCTGTAGGACCTGTTAAACCAATAGGTCCAGTGGGACCTGTTGTTCCTTGAATTCCCGTGGATCCGGTCACACCTTGGATACCCGTTGCTCCGATTGGACCTGTAACTCCTTGTAGTCCTGTTGGTCCTTGTGGTCCTGTGGATCCGGTAACTCCTGCAAGTCCTGTTGCTCCCGTCAACCCTTGGGGGCCTGTTACCCCTGTTGGTCCTGTTATACCAATTGGACCTGTGGCTCCGTCAATACCTTGAGGGCCTGTTGGACCTGTGGTGCCTTGAATACCCGTTGCACCAGCGACTCCTTGAATGCCTGTTGCACCTGTTATGCCTTGTATACCAGTTGCACCTTGCATACCTGTAGGTCCAGTTACTCCTGCAAGTCCTGTTGCACCTTGTATTCCGGCTACACCTTGAGGGCCTGTTGGACCTGTTATTCCCTGTGGTCCCGTTGGTCCAGCAGGAGTTAGAGCATAACTGGCGGTACCATATAACGATCCGGTGATGGCATTTAATACGGTTAATGCACCGCTTATAATCAATGATCCTGTCATTTCATGATTATTAAACGGATCTAATGTTAATTTATTATTTGCCTCCGCATCATCACCACCCGCAAAAAACATAAGATGTTCGCCTGGAGTTGCATTTCCAATATGCAACATTCGCCCAGTAGAATACAAATATGCGTCATTTGGACCGCCTATAGAATTTGTTACGGCATAATTACTGCTGTTGATACCAAAATTGATAAAATTGGCAGTTTCTGTTCCATTATCTGCCGTAGCAACAAGGTCAGCGGATGCTTCTGCACCAGCATTTTGATTTGTTAAATTAAATTGACTATAGTTGTCTACATTACTAACTGCGGTAATTAAGTTGATAGATGATGTATTTAATGCACCGACATATAATGACTCAGGATCACCTGTAGTAATACTAGTTGTATTAACACCAACTGTACCACCACCGTCGATATATACACGCGCATTGTCGGACGCATTTTCTCCACCTGCAAAGATGATAACTTTTTTATTTGGAGTTACGTTACCGATGAGAAGATCACTTCCCGTAACATACAAATATCCATCTAATGCGTTTCCTACAGATCCTGGGATGTTATATAAGCTGGAATTTATACCCAGATTAATATATCCACTGGTTTCATCTCCAACATCTGCCGTGGCAACCAAATCCGTTGATGCATTTGCACCACTACTAAAATTTTTTAGATTTACCTGGAGATAATCATCTATTTCACCATGTGCAGAGATAAGATTATATGAATCGGTTACCCCTGCAAACACACCAAATCTATCTGGTGCCTCTGGAGTGTGTTGAGTAGTCGCTCCTAAGAGTATACTAGATCCTGATTGATATAATAAACTAGATGATAATGAAGAGCTAGTGTTCCATAAGGGAATATAATTTTCTTCTCCACCCAATACAGATTCTGCTACCTCTGAATAACTTGATGTTACGCTATTCGAGAAAGTACCAAAAAATGATCCACTAAAAGATCCAGTTACACCTTGCGTTGCGTTAACAAAAGCTCTAACTAAAATTATGGATTCTGATGGGGGAGGACTTGTGAATTGTAAATTACTTCCGGAGATTGTGTAATCTTCCGTGGGATTAAATGTTAAGCCATCCACGGATACTATTAATGAATTGATATCATATGATTGCGTGATATCAAATGTAGATGCAACACCATTTGCTGCAAATTCTACCGTATCAATATTAAATGCTTGTGCACCTGGCGTTGGGAGATTTGTTAATTGACTACCATCACCAACGAAATATGATGCAGTTACCGATCCAGAAATATTTGTACTGCCAGAAACTATAAGCCCTTTTCTGGCTATAAATTCATTTGCCATAATTCCCCTTTTTCATTATCCAAAGGTAGTTAAGTATATTTTATAGTGCTCGAATTGCGGTTTTGACTATCCAATTATTTGTAGTTACTGTTGCCTTCAATCGTGCATTTCCACCAACTAAATCTACAGTAAATACTACTTCTGCTGTATTTCCTAAATCATTAGTAGATGTATCTGTATATTCTACGTTACTAGTTCCTTGTTGCCAAACTGCCATTACTGTTCCTGCTCTATAATTAGCTCCATTCTTTACTACATAATCAAAAAATGCAGCATCATAACTACCAGTAGCAACTGTTGCTACAACTTCTGTTCCAGAATCAATATCCGCATTAGTTGCATAGGTATACAATACATTGTTTATAATTGCATTTCCTGTTGCAGTTATGGATCCTGTAACATACATTCCATTTTCTACATGTACAACATCACTATCCATTCGAAGTTTTGAAACAGAACTTCTATTATCAATATGATCATCGCCCGTTGCAACAGTAAATCTATTTGAAATTAATACTTGCTCGTCGCCTAGAGATCCTGTGTTCTTCGGACCCGCTATTAATATTGCACTATTATATGAAGATCCCGATGCATTTTCATATAACCAATGATTTGTAAAACTATCCCAATACAAAGATCCGGATGTTGGCAGTGCAGAACCCGAATCATTTACGGATATACCTCCAAATCTAAGAGCTTCCGTAGTGTTTACAACTATTCTATTGTCCGCAATATTAAGTTGCGATGAAGTTACATATTGAATAGATTGAGAAACTGCAGTTAGCAATCCTGTAACTGTTAGGCTTCCACTAATGTTAACATCTTTTGCTATTCCCACCCCACCACCAACTATTAACGCACCGTCTGTATAATTTGTGCTATTTGTTGTGTTGGATATGGTTTGTATTCCAGTAAAATTATTAGAACCTGTAGTTGTAAAATTACTGGGGATGGAAATAGTAACAGTATTATCTGTTACAGCGGTAGTTATTCCGTTAGAACCTGTGATGGTAAGTGATTCAGTTTTTAAATTTAATACATCACTTCCGGTAGAACCTGTAATAGTTAACGTAGAGGCAATATTCGTTAATCCAGACCCGTCACCAACAAATGAGCCTGTAAACGATGTGGCTGCTACTGAAAATCCTGTTGCATCTATATTTCCACTTACAAGTAATGAGCCTGTTATCTTCGTTCCATTTGCTAAAACTATCAGTCCCTTACGTGCAATGAATTCATTCGCCATATTATTCTCCCTACGCGATATCTATGTGTATTTTATAGCTTTGGAAATAACTTAAATAAACTTTGAACCGTCCAAGCTCCAGATCCACTACCTTCACTATTTACACGTAATCTAAATTCATTTGAAAAATTTAAAAACGTAAATGATATATCCGATGTATCTCCAATATCAGCAGTAGATACGTCGGTAAATACTATATTGCTTCCACTCCATGTAGCCATTATCATTCCCATTCGTGTAGCACCTGGTCTACTAGCTAAATATTCAATCGAAACTCCTGCATAATTTAGAGTAGAAATGTATGGCAATACATATTCTGATATACCAAACACACCAGACGTAATTGATCCTGATAATGTTAGACTTGCATTTCCTGCATTTAATTTAACTTCATCCGCTTTTACATAATCAGATACTTGCAGCGAACCAGTAATAACCGCAGAACCACTATATGGAAACGCAGGAGCTGCTTCGGCATTCATTGCATAACTTGCAGTAATTGCCAAAGAAGATGTTTGTGCATATGAAGAACTTACTGCATACGAAGAACTTAAAGAACTTTCTGCAAACTCAAGAAATGAACCCGTTACAATTTGAGTAGTTGATGGCTGTGTTAATACGACTTTTGTTTCGCCATCTTGTACAACCGTAACCTTAATATCTGGCTCCGTTATACCGATACTTGTTTCAGGTTGTTCTTTAATGAAAACTTTTAAGTCAGATAATTCAAAAGAAGTATTTGACATTTACTACCTCGTCGCGGCGGGTCTTATATGCAGACTTCCTTCTAAAATGCGTCTGGCAGATGATCCACTGGTCATTAATACGTCATAAACGTATTTTCTCTGATCTAGTTCTAGCGTTTGTTCTTTTGTTAAATTAATATATACCGATCCTGATGCATATGGCGGTATTTTCGTAAATGTAAAACTAGTGGCGATATCTTCCGAGGAATATGATTCTCTAATCGCCCCCTCAAAGCTAACATTGGTTAGATCTTGTGGTATATTTACACTACTACTCGGGGAAAGTCTACTTTCATTAACTATTTCTACTAATATCTTGAAAGTTTCGCCTTGCCCTATATTAAAATTAGTAATATCTGCCATAAGTATCTCTAAAATAGTGCCTTAATATAAATATCAAATTTTATTCGAATGTGTAATAAAATTCCCCCAGATAATTTATACCTGGGGGAATTTTCCTGAAAATTAATACTCTACTATTAGTAGTTAAGTAAGCAGTAATCCGGTTGGATGGTTACTGTGAATTCCATTGGAGCACCATTATCACCCCAATCTAATTCTTGGAAATCTACTTCTGTGATTTGTGCACCTTTGATAATCCATTCTTCTACTTTATCACCTACTGGACCCAACATATGTAATACTAGGTCTTTCTTGTAGAATGCTGCGTATCCATCACGACCCGTTACTGATTCGTGGTGTAGACGAACCCATTCAATAACAGCTTGTGCACCTGATGGTACAATGGGATCATATAAAGTCATTGACATTGTGCCCCAAATGCTCTTACCCTTAACGTAGCGTTGGAGATTGATATGGTCAATCTTTTGTGCTTCTTGAGTTAACTTAGGACGATTAATCTTTTTAACTAAATATGATGGAACTCCATCCATAGTTAGGATGAAGCGATTTTTTGTCTTTGGTTCAAACGAATTGAAAAACAGTTCTTGTTCATTTACTAGATTTGCCATATTATTCTCCGAGGCGGCGAATTTTTATTAGTTTATTTGAAACCATTATTAATAAATATTACAATACTAAATTTTAATCAAATTTATATAATAGTGGGGAATTTCACCCCACTATTATACATTATTTAATTAAGCTCCAGGGAATGTTGCGCCTGTTGGGAGAATGTTGAATTCTAATGAAATGAATTCAGCAGTCTTTGTTGGTTGTAGATACAATTGACCAACCAAGAAGTTACGATCAATTACATCAGGTGTATTGTTTGTTTCATCCATAATTACCTTGAATGCATACAATCCTGAACGTTCTTGGATGCTTGCCAGATATGGATTTACAATGTTTAAGAAACGGTTGCGTGTAGCTTCTACGTTTTGTTCGAATACCAAATAACGTGAAGAACTTGCAATGAATTTCTTAACTGCGATCAAGAGACGACGAACATTTACACGATCAAGAGCTGACTTTCTACGTTGTAATGTCTTTTGACCCCATACACAGATACCTTGTCCTGGGAATGATGCAATTGGATTGACCTTTCCTTCGTATAAGGTATCTCTTCCCGCCAAGTTTAATCTCTTAGCAACACCTACTGCACCTTCGATGCTACCACGATTTAATCCTGCTGGTGCAAACCATTCAGCGGCAACGCTATCGTTGTAGGCATATACTTCAGGCAATACTACTGAAGGTGGTGCCCAGATAAACTTGTTGGTATTTGTGTCAATTACCTTTACCCAAGGATAATATACCGCTGTATAGTTGCTATCAATTTCTGCTGCTTTATTTACTGCATTGTCAATTGTTGAACTATATTGTGTTAAATCCATAATATAGAAGCAGTCTTGACGTTCTTCACAAAGTGTAAGAGCTTCTGTTGCAACATAAGAATGTAATTCATAGATTACGCCAGGTAGAATCAACAAATTCATATCTACTGAATCTGGATTACTTACTGCTGTTAATGCTCTCTTATATGCTTGTGATCCATCCGTAGCAGCAGTTTGTAAATTAAATCCTTGTGAATTTTGCGTAGTAATATCTGCGCCTAACTTAAATTCACGAGCAGGATTTAATCCATCAAACCCACCTTGGAATGGAACTGTAAACTTACGATACTTCAAATGAGAAGTAGTTGTTAGTGAAATTTGACTGCCATCTGCTTCGGTGGAAGGTACGTTTTCTAAACTAAATTCGCTTCCAACTATGTCTGCATTTTCAGGAATAGCATTCAAATATGACAAGTTTGTCAAATTTGTGTCAGTGAAATCCCAACCATAATACTTCTTCGTATCAGTTGCAGTAGTTGACCATCCTTGAGTTTCACCATCTACCCAACGTGTAGTTACCCACGAACCGGTTAAGAATGTGCTTGCAACTAAGTTTGCAGGAGCATACATAGTTCCAAATCCATATGGTAATGCCGCAGGTGGGATCACTCCTTCTGCCATTTCAACTCTAATATACTTGGAGTTGTTTCTGAATTCACCGTTGTAATATGTTTCACCTGTGTCTGAATCATAGAACGGTGCACTTGATCCGATTCTACGAGCAATATAATTTGCCGAATTTGGATCTAATGATAATCCATCCCATTGCTCCAATACTTCTACGTTCGAATCGGTATCACCAAATCTACGAACTGTAAGTGTGAATGTACCGAAGTTGTTGGTCGCATCTAACGTATCTGGCTTGATTCCAACGATAGAAATCTTGATGTCTTTGTTTGCAGCAACACCATCACTTAATGTGTGTACCTTAAACAAATCAAGTCTATTTCCGCCTACTGTTTGAGATTGAATCCAAGGCGTATATGCGTTGCTATATTGAACGCCAGTAAAATCTAATTCTGTTACAGTAGCACCAGAAACTGTTGGTGCTTCTGATACGAATGATACGCTTGAACCGCTTCCTGCTAATGTTGATGCTTCTGGGAAGAATGCATAAAGATATGCAATTTTATCTCCAGCAGGATCAGTGCCCAAATATTGTTGAATATATGAGGTTGATGATGCCACTGAACTTAATCCTGCTTGTGACGAAGATACACCTGCGGAACTGGTCAATGTTAATGTAAATGATCCAGTGTTACCCGTAGCTGTAGCACCTGTGATTGATGCTCCTGTTTGGGTTGGGTGTAAAATGGCGTATAGATATTTACCATTTGAACCTGTAGCATATAAGAATCTTGGTCTTGCTATTGATCCAGAATACCCTTCCAATCCAAGAACACGAACAATCGTTGCGCGGCCTGCTTCTTGTAAATAATTTTTAACAGTATATCCCATGTATGAATTACTGTCGGCTTCACCAAAAACTCGAACGAAATCGTTCGATCCTTCAACTACGGTTGGAATAAATGCTGGACCTTTTGCGGTGGGTCCGATAAATACACCACCGATTTCTGCAATACCTTGTTCAAGAAAGCTTAAATCTCTTTCTTGGGTAAACACACCGGGGCTTACAATTCTTTCTGCCATACAGAGTCTCCAAACAGATTATTAATTTTCAGGTTTATTTAAACTCGCCGGTTTCTGGATCAAATTCTCCTTCACCGTATTTTTCCAATAACTTGTTATATAACTCACTCTGTTCTTTTCCTACTTGACTGAACTCGTTTTGTTTGGTTTTTAACTCACCATCTATTACGTCTAATTCAGATTGCAATACAGATTTTTTTAAATAAAGCTGCCCAACTTCTGTGAATAAAGTTACAACTCTCTGCTGAATCGATAAAACGCTTGAGTGTTCTTCTTGTGTTAATTTTCTCATATAACCCCTTTTTGATTATAATGGTCCTCGTATCATAAATATTTAATATATTTTCGAAAATCAGTTTTTTCAATCAATATTATCTACTATTTCAGTGAACGTAACGATCTTCTTAGGACTATATGAAATCTTACTAACTGGGGTCGGCATACCATTTTTATCAAGCATTTTTTCTGGCAGTAGATATGCATGTGCAGTGAGGGTAGCTTTGGTTCTAACCATTCGTTCCCCATCGGATGGAGTTTCTAACTGCATATTAAATTGATCTGCGGTAACTCTAAATTTATACCCATTCTTTTCGCCCCAAAACTCATCTAATTCAAATGTAATTTCTTCTATAATTTTATTCATTTGTTCTACGTATTCCGTCCAAATATATAAATCATATGTAAAATCATAATAGTCCGGAACCACTAAATTATAGTGTTGGCGACTTGGTGTTATTCCATTTAAAACATTAAATTTATCATATGGAGTATATCTATTCCACCCAGTTTTAAAGCTAGTAGTTAAATATTTGTTAACAGGAGATGAATTTTTTCCTCTTTCTATGCCCGTTCTGCGTATCATAATTATGGGCAATTGAATCTTATTAAATTTGTCTCGTATAACTCCATTTTTCTGAACTCCCTTCCACCGTTCAGAATTTCCATATACCACAGGAACTTTCACCGCACTTCCGTCCTGAGTTACAATAGGATTTATTTTATTTTCTAGATACTTCATAATAGTGCTATCTACAGTATAAAATCTAATAGATGCAGGATTCCCCGTATCTTCTAATAGCTTTACATCGGATGCTCTATTTTCTATACCAATTGTAGATTGCTTTGCATCAACCCGACGAGGAATTTCTGGATCGTATGCTTTATATGGATTTCTATTCATACCTGACGTTCCTCAATATTAAGATTACTCTTACGAGTTAGATATGCCTTGCAAATTATAGAAACGGTAAATTCAGGTCGATTGGCGATAAGTTGAGTTTCTGACGTATTAAATATTTCATAATACAGATCATTAAACTTAATAATATCACCCTCATCTGGCATAACATCCACTTCTTCCAATAGTCTACGAACAAAATGAAATTCTACTTCTTGTTTCGTATCATATCCAAATCCATCATCTACTGGAACATTATCACCATACTTAACCAACGCCGATAATTGCACACCTGTATACCGTATTTTTTCTGTACTTTCGCCATAGATATTAACTTTTGTATATTCTGGATGTGCTTTATACAAGATCACCGAATTATCGACAATCTCTACCATTAATTCTCTATTTAATTTTTGTAAAAATTCAAAATCTCGTGGTGTTACAAATCTAGGCATGTTATCCTATGTAAATCATGGTAGGTACGTATTGTAAAATTTGACTCATATGCTCTGCATTTGCTGCTTGCTTTTCCATTTGCTTCTGTAATCCGGTTTGTTCTAATGTATCTCGTAATTCTTTTAACAGAAGTTGTTTTTCTTCGGCAGCTTCTCTTCGTAAAATATCACCATCAAGTCTAATTTCTCTATTTGGAATTGGGATAGTTTGATATTTACTACGAATGTTTCCGAGCATTTCTTTAGCAGAAGATAATGCATACTTGTAAATCCAAGCTCTTCCAATTGAATTAATTGTAGAATAGCTTATATGTTCATATGGAACATTACTGATATCAGATACTACTGATGATCCTGATGCAATTTGGCTTGCGGATTTATCTTTTTCTACCATATAGTCAAACCAAATTTTTACTCCATTCCATCTATCTTGAGTAAAAATAGGAGTGAATCTAATTTTATTATCGTAAATTTGAAATGAATATTGACTCTTACGAATCATATCGTTAACTTCGATTGCTTGAATACGAAGTAAATCTTCATATGCAGGCATCATAACGAATGTTACTGGCGGGGAATATCCATCAAATCCAAATTCACCCATAAGATTAGTTAATCCTAATCCTGTGGTTGCAAATGGATCATAATATCTGGCAATTGCAGGCGGCATTTCGTGATATACTTTTCTAATTTCTATTCTGTTTCCACTTTCACTGACATTTGCCCACAATACTTGCAAATCATATTCTTGTTGACCAGGGACAGTTGTTATATACCCTTTCTTTAGAGGAGTATCTCCGCCGGATCCTGCTTCGGTTCCATAATTTGAAGATAAATTAATTATCTGTGGCAGAGAAGATCCAACAATATTACGTTGTGTAATTGCAGAACCCGTGCTAATTCCTTGTAGAGACAGCATGTGTTCTCTTGCATTAAATTGATTTACTTGTGCCCCATATGCAATAATAGCTTCTTCCAAGCAAGTATATAAATTTTGGTCGGTAAGCTCCACATCTACTACTGGATATCCTAACCGATGTGATATATAATTGGCTACTTTAGGCGCTTCTACTTGGAAGGCTAATTCATTATCAAAAAATCCAAATGGTGTTAAATTTACAGGATTTCTTGCACTTCCGTCATACACTAATGGTTCATTATTCTGCATATGAATTTCCATTAAAATGGGTCTTTACATAAATAGTTTCTATAAAATGGAACCGTTACTTTAAAATAAAACCCCCAGGGATATTGCTATCCCTGGGGTATTTTATTATCTAACTTCTGGTATTAGACTAAATTCAAGTCGGCAATTAAGATCTTACCGAAGAATTCAGGACGTACTACCTTCTTCGCGTAGCGGGTCATTACGCCTCTACGTGGTGTGAAGTTAGTTGGATCGTATACAAGAGGTGTCATAATTAATGGAATGTATGGAGCATATACAGCACCAGTTTCCAAGAATTGTGCGCCACGATAACCAAGCAACATTACGTTTTCGGTCATGTATGGGTTCTTGTAGATTGTGAAGCGGTTTTGGAATGAACCAACCTTAGTGATTCCGGCTGAGAATTCCATCTTGTCGCCGTTTGTATCGGCTAAGAATCCTGGGATTGTTTCCAAGATTGTTGCAACAGTTGGAGAAACTACTGCGAAGTTAGCACCACCACGCATTGTCTTTTGGTGGATGATGTTTGATACCTTCTGCATCTTCTGACCAAGTGTTTGGAACCAGGTCATGTTTGTCCAAGCTGTTCCTACGAATGATGAAGCTGCGAATGTTGAACCATTCCATACATCACCGATCTTAGCTGACCAGTATTCTGTTGTGTCGGCTGCACTGACCAACATGTCCAAGATTTCAAGATCGATTTCTGTTGAGATGTATTCGCTCAATAGTGATGTCAATTCTGCTTCGGCATCAATTGAGTGGTATGCATTCAAGTCTTGAGCAAGTTCTGGTGACCATACTGCCTTCAATTTACGAGTCTTGGCAACGATGGTTTCTGAACGAAGTTCAAGATCGATTTCTGGAATACCGATATCTGAACCAGTGCGATCTTCGAAGTCGCCACGAGTTGTATCGGATGGTTGTTCTACATAGTTCAAGCTAGCAATTGTACCTGTTGCTGTTGAGTTTACAACGAATTGTACGTTTGAACCAACAACTTTTGTAAATTCCTTCAACGTTGCCGTAGCAAAGTTTACGCCTGAACCTGATGGTTCCCATACACGTACCGCGTTTGTATCTGGGCGTGTTAATCCTGAAAGAGGTATTGAATATACCGTTAATCCGCCTGCTGCTACTGATGCTGAATATGTTGCATTGAAGTTTACATCAGCAAATGAAGCTGTGCTGCCTGATGTGACGCTCAAACCTGTCTTGATTTGATCGTTGATGCTATATCCGAATGATCCTGCTCCGTATAAACCACCAGTTAATGCATTTGCACCGCTGGTTAATCCATAGAGTGAACCACCATCTGTCTTACCATTTACAGTTGTGCCATACTTGAAATCCATATAGAATACAAGTCCGGCTGGAAGATTCATTGGTTGAACTGATACGAAATTCTTCGATGCAATTGAACCAAAGACCTTACGAACCAATGGAAGTGCTACGCCTGCCCAGTTTTCACCTGATGAACCAGCACCACCTGGATTTGTTGTTGAGTTTTCTGAGATAAGTTGTTGTGCTTGGTTTTCAAGCATAACTGACATACCTTGCTTCTCATATCCGTTCAATCCTTCTAGAAGACCTGAACGTTCCCACTTCTTAGATAAGCCACGTGTTTGTTGCAAAATTACATCATGCGCGGAACGGGCTTCGTTGATAAAATCGCTTACTGACATACTTTATATTCTCCTCAAAATTGTTTTAGTTGTTAATACCAGCTAGGTATTGTAGACGTTTGATAGCTGTGTTCTCTTGCAATTGTTCCACATTCTTTGGAGCAGTTGATGGAGTTGGGCGTGAAGCCAATCCTTCTGTTACTACTGCCTTACGTGAAGGTGTGCGACCTTCTGTGCGGATAGCCTTTAAGTTTTCCACCATAAGTGCATATACCATCTTCACTTCGCGAAGCGTCTTCGCACGATCAAATGATTCAATTACACGAACAGTTTGTTCATTTGTAAGCTTACCCTTCTGGAACAATTTGTTTGTAAAGAGTAACTTTGAATTGAGAAGATGAACTTCTTGTAACTTACTGCTCAACATTTTAACTGCACGTTGGTATTCAGAAAGTTCCGACTTGAGTTCCGCAATTTCTGCCGCCATTTTGCCGTTTTCTTCATCTTCACCTTCTTCATCATCGGCTTCGGCTACAAGTTCACGAATAATAGCTTCAAGATCAAGCTTGTCTTCTTCTTTTCCTTCTTCTGAACCATGTTCTGGTTCTCCCTTCTTAGGAAGTTCAACAGTCTTGGCTTCTTTTTGGTGATCTTCCTTTTCACCTGCTTCATGTTCAGGAGATTCCATCTTTTCTTCCATAGAATCTTCTTCCTTCTCTTCTTCGTCGTGTGACTTTTCAAATAAGCTGTCTTCAGAAATATCACCTTCGAGTTCTTTCAAGATTTCATCAAGATCGAAATCTGATTCATCCCAATCTTCATACCAATCATCTTCGCTTTCAGGAGCATCTTCAGGTGCTTCTTCGCCTTCGTCACCGATTTCGGAAGAATCGAACCCTGATGGTTCCTTATTATCAGCAGATACATCGGAAGAATCTAATTCTTCTTGCTTCATTTCTTTATGATCCGCATCTGCTTCTTTCTTTTCCACTTCCTTTTCACCTTCTGGTGCTGGAAGTTCTTCGGCTGGCTTTTCAGCTTCTGCACGAAGGCGCTTTGCTAACATTGATTTGATAGCTGGGGTGATACTTTCTTCTAAAGCAAGTCTTGCGTTTGCAATTGCAGTTTCACGAACTGCTTCGGCATCCGCCACTGCTTTCTTTAGAAGTTCATTTGTTATTTCTGCCATAATATTATCCCTAAACAGTTATATTTGCATTATTTGCAAATAATTGGTTAACTTAGCAATACGAGCTTTTTATTGAAAAGAGCTACTGAAGATAAATATATCCTTATTTTACAAAAAATAGGTTTTTTTACCAATCTGTTTGCGTTCTCTTTTGCATCTTGCGAGCATCTCTGATCTGTCTTCGCTTAGATTCTTGTCTTTTTAATATTCTTTTCTTGGAGGGAGTCACATAAAACTCCCGTCTCTTAACTTCATTTACAATATCATTTTTTTTAACTATCTTAGAAAAGTGCTTTAGTGCGCGTTCAAAGTCATCCTTTGAATCCCCCTTTACTTCAACATACATAACTTATATCTCCTATTAATTATTTTGTAAAGTTTTTATCTTATGAGCAATACCCACCATTTTATCGATTGGTTGCATCAAAAATGTTTTTTTATTGTCAGGACTCAATGAATTGCATGTGTCTACTATCATTTTCGCAGTAAATCCATCGACTGTTTTTCCATCAATTTTCTTAGCAGTCTTATCTTTCAATATATTGTTAATTGCCAACTCTCGTTCAGTTACATCTTCATATAGATCGGATGTATCTTCTTGAATTGATAAGATTTCTTTAACCGTGGAAGGAAGCCCTGTGTGCGGTGTAGTTGCATATTTTTCTACATCGGCTGGTGTAAGATTACGTGCCAATTTTCTGACATGCGGACTTACAGAAGCAGCAGATATTTTTCCTTTCTGCAATCCCCTAACCAACCCGAATAATCTCTGTTGAGCACGACTTATTGCAGGCATATTATTTCTTTTTCTTAGTTGCGTTTATTTTTTTAGCAGTGTTTTTAGCTACACGCTTTGTCTTAACCGCTACTTCCTTTACATCCTTCAAGTTAACTTTACCATCTTTATTGACATCTAATGCAGTTTTGGCATCGGATGCGTTAACTTTACCATCGTTATTTACATCAGCAGCGGAATGAATTGAAGCTTCTGCTTTCTTTGCAGTCGATGATAATTTGTCCTTTACAGATACGTTCATATCACGTAAAACATACCACACAATTCCTACGACGATAGCGGCTATTAATACAAATCCTAACATATAAATCTCCTATTTAACTTCCGATAAAAAGTCATAAATTAAAGTATCGATTTTAGAATATGGCGTTATAATCTTTTGTTCAGTGTTTTCATTTATAAACGCACCCTGTGTGGATGGGTTAGAAACGATATCAAAACAAATTAAATTGAAATCTTCCTGAACTTCTAATGTATTTTCACCAACACTCTGAACAGAACCCATTCCTCTTGACGAAACACCAAGACGTATATTATTTTTGATTAGCTCTCTAACTATATTACCTGCTGGAGTAGATAGAATTTCGATGTTACCCACTACGTCTTGATTTTCTGTCCACATATCCACCACGTTACAACATACATTTTTAAGATTGACCACTGGACTTTCTGGATGATCTAATTCACCAAGTGCTCTGCGTTGCGAAACAAAATTATCTTTATATGCTTTTGCTTCTCGCATTAAAATTTCCCGTGGATAAACTCTACCATTTTGATTCTTAGTATCTGCACGTTGTAAAACTACATGCTTCAACAATAATGGCTTTGTTATATCCGCAGCTTCATTCAATAATTGCGGTGAATATTGAATTACATTGTATTCTACTAGTAAATTTTTCATATTAATTACGAATCTCCCGTATTTGTTGGGCTAATCCTATTAGCTTTGCTTCTAGTTTAACCAAGCCAGTCAAAGTACGCTTCCACATCTTAGAACTATCAATTTTATATTCGTTTTTTAAACGAGCATTCATCTTAATTAACTTTTGTATTTCAGTTAACTGTCTATTGATTTCTGATATAGCATTTCCCAATTTTTGATGTGGTTGTTTACTAGTATCATTTCGATATGCATAATATCGATTTTCTTCTAATGGATTTAATTTATTCTTTACGATTTCCATTTTATCGGCAGGTGCACTCATTTGCTTCTTGCCAATTGGTGTCAATTCATATCCAAATTGCGTTGCTATTTTCTTTAGTCTGGCAACATTTTTTTCAGAATTTCCACGGAACGCAGCCGGTGTTAAATATCCTGCTACATTTCCAGTAGTGGACATTTCATTTAAAATTCTTTTAATTTCTTCTCGCAAATATTGCCGTAAAATTTCTTCTTCATTCATATTAATCACATTTCCTCATCTCATGCACAATTTGATATGCAATCAACATAGCGGTTACATGGTTTTCTTTTATAACAGAAATATTCTTAATTTTACGTAATTGTGAAATAACTTCTTGTAATTTAATCTTGGTAACTTCATTTTTAATATTTGGTAATTTTAATGAAATTTCCTTTATAACAGAAGTTGCTTCGGATAGAATATAATTTTTTATAGTGCTCGAATTGGAAACGTTGTAGATATATTCTCTTAACAGTTTCTTTTGTTGTTCTGTTAGATTGGTATATCTTTCGTTGAAGTTTTTCAATAACATACTGTATGATAACAATCGTAAATCTTCTTCTTGCTTTCTGACCAACTCCATAATTGCATTTTCTTGTTGAACTTGCTTTTGTGTAGTCTGTCCTGTTAAGTGCTCTACGATTGTAAACTTAGAATTTACAATATCTTCAATATTATCGAATGCCAGCGATTCATTTGTTGCGGCGTCAAATACTTTGTAAATACTTGCATAAATTTTATATGACGGAATTCTTACTGCTAAGAAATCTTTTAAATTATAATGTTCTTTTAATTCCTTGATAAAAAGATATTTTTGTGTATTCAGCATTCTTTCATTCAATTTTTTTCTTTGCTCTGCTACTAATCGCAAAAATTCAAATGACTTTTGCTCACTTAATTGTTGAGTATTAAAAAATGCTCTATACAAAATTAATTCTTTCCCCAATTCTGTTTTTGAAGAAAAGTGCTCTCGCAATAACTTTTCAGCGATGCTGAAATCTTTCTTTTCCATAACATCATTGGTGATCTGACGAGCTAATAATTCAAATAGTATGCCCGTATTTCTTAGCTTATTGTGTCTGTAAGAATCTTTCATATAAAATTTGCTCTGTGTGTAAGTACAATATAAATACTTAATACTTTCATAACCCCTCTATATTAAATATATAACTTCTATTTCAAGTTATGATTTATCCAGATCTTCGGTCAAAATTTGCGCGACGGAATTGGCTATAGTTATATCTTCCAACTCTTTAGCTAATATTTTAACCAATGATTTTTTGTGTTTTATATTTCGTTCATCGCCTCTGCTTGCAAATGCCGATTTCTTTCCCAGCGGATCTCTTCCGAATGGATGCGAATCTTTTGAATATTTCAGCCCTTCACGTGGTCTTCCCACTCGACGGGCTTCTTCTATTTCTTCATCTTCATCATCAGTTTCTAACAAATCCAGTTCAGTTAACGCTTCTCCCAATTCATCGCCGGAAGAAGTATCATCTAATTCCTTTTCTGCAGATTGTAATTCATCTTCTTCGGAACTTTGTTGCTCCGGTTCAGTTTCTGCCTGTGGCTCTGCTATATCGGCTTGATTATCGACGGATACAGGCGGCTGAGATATTTGCGTTTCTATTCTCTTCAATTCTGCCTTTCTTCGAATATCCGATTCTATTGCCGTTCTTTCATTTGAAATTTCTTCATCGGTCATTTCAAAGATGTTTTTGTATACCCATTCTTCCGAAATTAACTTAGAATTTACTAAATTATCCGCCAATCCAATCTTTTCATTCCAAAGACTGATTTTTTCTTGCTCATAAATCATTGATGGAGAAGAAATAGTTAACTCAAAATCGATCAAATCTTCATCTCTAAATCCTTGGACATATAAATGAATGATTGCGATCTTAGTTAATTCAGAAATCATAATACGCTGAATGCGTTCAATTGTTCTGGCGAATCTCACATCTTGTGAGGCTAATGTGGCTTTTCCGCTTAAGTCTTCTTCGTATCCAATGAATGACTTAGGTACTTTAAATGCCGCCATTAATTTTTTGCGGAGGTATTCAATGTCTTCTATAGCATTGAACGAGAGACCTTGCATGGTTTGAATATCGGTGCCGCTATCTCTACCACGTACCGGTAGATAAAAATCTTCCGTAATATTCATCATATTATAACGCAAATTATAATCGCCGGTTCTTGGATCAACCAATGGTGTCTTTTTCATTTTTTCAATGATTCTAGACATGAATTGATCAACTTCTGCCGGTGGAATATTTCCAACGTCTATCAAAAATTTGCGCTTGTCTGGTGCTCTCATAATACGATGGATTAACATCGCATCTTCCATAAGCTGCAATTGCTTCCAAACACGGCGACCACCTTCAATCATCGCCTTGCCATAAGGAAGGAAATTAGTATCTGCCAATAGACGAAAATGTGCCACTTCAAAATTTTCTAGTTCGTCTTTACCTAAGTTCAAAAAATCATTTTGTAATTTAAATTTTACACCGAACGGATTTGCCGGATCTTCGCCTTCAATTCTAACCGTTTCGTATACAGAAAGTGGCACTACATTAACGATTCCGTATTCTTGATCAATATCTAGATATAAAAAGAAATCTCCATATTTGACCATATTTCTGACCCAAGGCCATAAATTAAAATCAATATTTAAAATATCATAAAATAGATTATGTAAGATTTCTTTTACGTTATTATTTGAAGATTTGATACCTAGTATTTGCCCAAATTCATCTTTGATGGTACTTTCGTCTGCGTAAATATCTAATACGGATGAAATAATAGCATCCGCATCCATCATATCATAGTCTCTGAACAGTTGCAATCTGGAACCTTGGAACGCAGCGGCATGTTCATATCTTCCATTGACAGATCCGTATCCTCCAGATCCACCAGAAGTATGAACTCTACTATATCTGTCAACTCCTCTTCGATTTACAAATGATTGAATATTGTCGGTATCAGCTACTCTTAGCTTCTTACCACCAATATTTCTAACAATTGTATTTGTAGAAAAGAGACGTTTTAATCTACCGTATACGCTGGTATCTACCATGATTCCTCCGATATCCTATTATTTTATAGTATAAATGTCGTCCAATGCTTTTACTAATTGTTCAATTGCAACATTCAAATTTTGATCTTTTTTCTGTTGCCATTCAACCAGTTTCAGTTTAAGACCGTTCACAGGATTGTCTAAATTAAATAATACATCCATATGAAACGCATTTCTATTAAAAATAGAATATGGCATGGAATTGATAACATCCACGCCTTGCAAAAACCTAGTAAACAGCAACATCAAATCTGCCTGTTCTTTGTCATTCAACATAGGTAGAAGCTTTTGTACAGCGACTTCCACTTTAGTTGTAGTGATTTTATTTTCTATCGATTCCGACAATAAAATGTCATGCAATTTAATCATTTTTTTCTCTCCACATACTTCTTTAAAAGCGTATAATAATTCGGAACTTCTTTTAGATGTGCTGCGGCAATCATAGCAGTCTTTGATAAACTACCATCTGTTACATCTTGATGTTCCAATTCTACATTCATTCCAATATAAAATTGTTGGAAATCAAAATCATACCCCATATAATCATATATCCGCTTTACTTCTTCCTTACTGATATAAGTATCCCCACTTACATATGGAGTGTCTTTTTTGGGGACATCTTCTGATAATATATGAGATAAAAGAATCATAATTAGGTTACCATTTACGGCACGACCAGTAACGTGCCTTAGTTCTTGGTCCTGGATTTGCACAATTATGTCTTGCACGAAATGATTTACGACGAGCAGGAATAGATTTCTTAATTCGCATTTTCTTGTCGCCAAAATTTACTTTTTTAATGTTACCTGTCTTTGGGTCTTTTACGAATACTTTAAATTTCTTTACATCGCCTCGCATAGGCTTACCCAAAGCAACTTTACGACCATGATATTCCGCTTCTTCCAATGGTTTTTTATTTGCTCGTATCATTTCTACGGCAAGACATTGTGGACAGAACTCGTCGATTATATCTTCTTCATTGATGGGAACGCAATTTGGGACCATTCTACCATCCAATTCTTTCATACCAACTTGTCTATATCCTTCCCAACAGGCTTCATTTAAGTTTTCCATATTACTTTTCCTTTTTCTTAAATGTGGATACCATTGTTGGCTTTCCACCTGGATTTCCTGCTTTTCTTTTACGAGTAACTGCCGATCTCTTTTCGCCTTTGCTCATCGCAGCGGCTGATCTAGCCGGACGGCACTTTGGATATTTTGCGGAACCACCTTTTCGTTCCTTTTTTCCAGCAGATGCTCCGCATGGAGGATGCTTGCCAGTTTTAGAATCTTTTCTGGAAATATCAACCCATTTTTGCTTCAACCACTTACCCAATTCACCTTTTGGTTTATATTTCTCATCCAATTCCAATATTATATCAACTAATTTGATCATTTTTTTCTCTTTTTCCATCCACCACCCATACTCTTATATTTCTTAGCTGCCCAGAGATTGGCATATGCGGATGGATATACTTTAAATTTAGCACGAGCAGCGGCTTTGGCTCGTGCCCATTTAGCAGGATTAGTTGGAGTATTTTTTTCAACCAAAGCCGTAAGTTTATGTTCTAATAAAACATCTCGAAAAAAATCTAAATATTTCATATTACTTTAAAAACTTCAATTTATAAAGTGTTGAATTAATTAGTCCTGCAACTTCATCTACAATATTGTTAAGTTCGCCATCTTGTGGTAATTCTGTACGAATTTTATCCACGAATGAAGATAGTCCTGTAAAATACATTACTACTTTATCAGGAGTTTCTATAATTTGCGAAGAAATGTTATATCCAGTTAAAATTTCATATCTTCCTTGGAATGTTTCAACGTATGAATCAATTAAATCAACAATACCATCGTAATATTCATTTAACGCTTTGTGGGCGGCAAATGAAGTAGTCTGTAAATGAAAAATATGAGATTGATTTCTACTACTCATCAAGGTAGATATAAACTTAGCTACGGCTTCCATATTACTTTCCCATAGGGTTGTCGGCAGGAGCACCTGCACCATTTCCTACGGTTGCCGACTTGGACTTTTCATATTGCATACTATTATAAACCGCATTAATATAATCTGCGGCTTGTGTAATCTTTGATTGTACCCAACCTTCCAATTCTTCGTTGTCACCAAGCATATTATATAATTCACCAGCTTGCTTATGTAATGCCAATAAATCAGATTTTGCCATAGGTCCTTCTGAATCATCTACAACTTCTTCTTCTTCGAGTGATTCTTTTTGCATTTTGTTGGCGATTGTGTCTCTGCGATTTTTTAAATACTTGTCAGTAGAATCAACCTTGCCGTCGTTGTTTACATCAGCATCTTCCTTACCAACTGCATCTAATTCTTCGTAGGTTAAGCCTATTCTTTCTTCGATTGCATCAATTTTTGCAATCTGCTCTTCCGTTAATTCAAATTCTTCTCTTAATTTACGAAGTGTCATAGCCAAACGTGCTCGCTTGCCCAATTTACCCTTTGCTTTCGCGGCTTTTTCTAACTTAGCTACAGGAATTTTTTCTCCAGAAGGAACTTTTAATGATTTATGTAAAGCTCCTGGCTTTTGAACTGCCTGCTGTATCCACTTTTCTTCTGCTTCTTTAGTTAAGGGCGTAACTGCAGGCAGTGTTATCAATCCCATCAATTTAATCATACTATATCTCCAGAATGTAAATATTATTCTTTAGGTTTCTTTGGTCTTGCTGATATTGGATTTGCGGAACGAGTAGCAGATCCACCATATTTTTTAATAGCAATATCACTTGCAGCTGCCCATACGAAACTTTTCCATGCAGAAGCAGGCCATCCAAATCTAACTGCGCGTCTCTTGAATTTTTCTTTTACTCTATTCATTCGATTATTCGCGGCTTTTCTTTTCTTAGCACTCCAGTTTCTCATAGCTTTGCTACGACCTGCTAATGGTAATGGTTTGCCATCATTATCCTTTCCACCGCCTAACATTTCCTTTCCAATTCGTTCTCGTTCTGCCTTTGCACGAGGTGACATTTTTCTGCCATGAATATAAGGAACAGTAGGTCCTTTATCTGATTTGCCACCACCTTGACCGGCTTCGCGTTCTCTTTCCTTTGCTTTTTTAGCACTGCCTCTATGTGGCTCTTTCTTTTTTGGAGCAGCCGGTGGCGCTTCTTTCTTTCCCTTTTTACCTTTTTGTGGTGCGGCTGTCTTCGGCTCTGCTTTTTTAGTGGCAGGTTCTGATTTTGGTTCCGCTTTTGTAGGGGTAGCTGGAGCAGCAGCCTTGGGCTTTGGCTTTTCTGGTGTTTTTTGTGGCGTGGCGGCACGGGCGCGAATTGCTGCTCCCGATCCACTAGGCTCTTTTCTTGGTGGTTCTGGTGTCGCTGCGCGTACCGAAAATCCAGCTTTTTCTACATCATCTGGAGATACGTCTAACGCTCGTGCAAATCTACCCGCAATCGATGGGTCTGTCTCTCTTCCCTTAAATAATGCCTGTAATATGTCATCTCGCTTATCTGTTTTCAAATCTGCTTTTAACGAATCTATACCACCTTCTTCGGCGGCTTTCTTTTGCAGATCTTTAAATGTCATGGCTTCCGACAATACAGATAAATCCCTCTTTAATAATACTTTCAAAAGATCCCGCTTAACATTGGCGTCAAAAATGCCAATAGATTCAAAGAATTCATTATATTCTTTGGTATGTTCTTTTAAAACCTCAGTTATGACTATAGATTTTAATTCTTCTTTAACTAACTTCTTTATTTTGCTATCACTCATACAAAAAATCTCCAAAATATTGGATTAAGCAGGAATACTACTTTATACTATAAATAGTATACTATCCTAACAACCATCGAATATCTTCGACTGAATCTCCTACTTGCATCTGATAACTATCTTCCTTTCTATCCCTCGAAGTAAGGGGCATATAGCTACTATACGTCAAGTCTAAGCTCTTCTTTGTTAATTCTATTTGTTCCTGACGCAATCTCAGCGCCGTATCTCTTACCCATAGCCCTATGCACAACGACATAACCAAATCGTCGTTATATCCTGACAGCGATTCGGCTCTACCATTCTTCCAAATAAACGTTTCTAACTCAGTTATAGTTCTGATTGAACGAATTATAAAGGAATTATCTCTCATATATTCGTCCAACTTAGAAATAATCAACGGTCTGGTTCTGGCGGATATGCTAAACCCAGGAACCATAGACTTTTCTTCCCTATAATATCTGTTTGTATGTTGATGTGCTACATCTACTACCTGTAAGTCTTTTGACATATAAAATAAATTTTTATATTGTCTATCTATTACTTGTTGTATTGAGGTATGCCCAATAGAACTGTTATCGCAGATCAGTAGGGCATCGTTATACATAGTTGCCGTAGCCACCATCAAATTACCAAACTCTTTTGGAGTTAATTTTCCTTTATACTCTGCTACTTGTGTGGATTTTTCTATGTCGATTATATGAAATGCCGAATAATCTTCCCCATCGCCTCTAGCTACGTCACCTGCTAGCACATAACTTCGGTTTGCTTCTGGGTATTCCCATATCCACAGATTATTGTCAAATCCTTGCTTGGATTTTGGTTCTTCTAAGTAGGTATTTCTATAAAATTCAATTATTTCTGGTTTAATTACTGTATTACCAGAGAAAATAAAACTTGCATCATGCTCTTGTGCTGCTTGAGCTTCGCCTAGAATTTCTGTTTGTCTATCTCTCCATGCCTGATCTCTTTCAGGATGAACTTTCCAATCTAATAGTATTGGATTAAAGTTATTACTTCCTTCTTGGGCGTGTAACCACATCTTATGGAAGAAATTACCCACGCCATTTGGAGTAGATAATAGAATTGCCTTACCACCAGTAGATAATGTTGATGATGCGGCGGTCCAAATTACTTCTGCATCATCAATGAATGCAGCTTCGTCTAGAATTAACAGAGAAAGTGCTTCTGATCGACCAGCATCCTTACTGCGAGCAACCGCTTTAATCTGCGACCCATTAGAAAACTGTAATGATAGTTTATTATCAGTTGTACAGTTCCCACGAAGCCATACTGGGAGATTGGAATGCATATATCTAACTTTAGTTACTAGATTTTTTGCAGTTTCTTGCTTCGTAGCGATTACTAATATGTTTTTATCTTCATGAAATAGTAGTAACCACAACGCATATCCGGCTACTAGTGTAGAAATACCAATCTGGCGACCCTTCAATACTATGTTGTAGTCCTTTTCTTCAAACTGCGAGATAGAATCTTTTTGATAATCGTATAAATTAAATAATAGCTTGCCTTTGATAGGATGCTGGATATAACAATACTTTGTTAAGAAGTATGCCGGGCTTATTATGCACTTTTTATACTCTTGCTTAATTATTTCCCGCAAATTATCAGATGAATTTTTCGTAACCGCTGACATATATTATCTTCTTAATTGAGATGCTAATATTGCTCCACTAGCAAATGATACCACCGCAACTACTGTTCTGCTTGGCTTCGGTAATAATCCAAACAAAAACTTATCTGGATTCTTTGGTGTCGTTGGTAATGCTTGTAATACTTTTGTGAGACTATCTGCTCTGGTCTCGGATAATAATAGCGCAGAATTTAAATTTACAATCTTTTCATTTTGTAATTTTACTACAGATTCTTGTTGAACAATCACAGAATCGGCAGTTTCTACTTGCGCCTTTAAGTTTACGATAGCAGAATCTTTCAATACCAACAGTGTTGCCGTATCTGCATTGGCTACCGATGAATCTATTCTATTTTCTAAACTAGCAAGTGAATTTCTAAGCTGCGCTCGTTCCTTGTTTTTAAACGAGATAGAAATTGTTAAAGTTTTAATTGTAGAATCCTTCTTTGTATTTTGATCTCGCAGAGAATTAACTTCTGTTTTCAATGAATCGCTATATTTAATTGCATTCTGCGAAGTTCGTTGATATTCTTCATATTTAGCTTGAAACTCCGCAAACTCATTTTTACTGTTTGACTTCCCAAACATATATGAAATTAAAAATATAGCCACTCCAATCACCGCATATTTTCCAATTGCGGTTAATTTATCGAATCCTGCGCCAAATTTTAATAAAGATTCTAATATTTTCATTTTATACATCCACTTCGGCTAACGCCGCATATAGTTTATCAATATCCTCTTGTATATCTGCTCGCAACTTATTAACATCTACGTTCCACTTCTCAATCATTAAAATTTTCTCTTCATCGGCGTGTACAATCTCCGGAGCCGATACTGTATCTCGTAAATGTTCCAATTCTTGAAGCTTATCTTTCAACGTAGCTATGTAATTTGCTTTTACTTTACTCTCTTCGTATTCTTTATATAAACCAAGTCTCTTTAACTCGGTTTCTTCTGCCGTTACACATTCCATACACTTACCACGGATACCCCAAAACTTAACATCAATTCTATGATTGAGAGGTTTACTGCATTGTGGGCACCACCAAGGTGTTTTTGCGTCATCTAACTTTGTAACGGATTGTTTAATTCCATTTTTTACAGTCCATTTACGACCAGCTTCTTCCCAAACGTCACCTTCTTTTCTATCAATATCGGTAGGACGCCACCCGACTACGATTCTGCTTTCTTCCTTATTAATTATTTCATTAATCTTTCTTCTTGCATCATTGATTTGATCATTCGAAGTAACCATACTTGTTATATCCCTTTGATTGTGGTCGTTTATGTAAAATTGCGACAGATGGATCTCTAAATAATGGAATTCCTTTAACGTTATTCTTTAACCATTCTCGTGCAGCATCATATGCAGGATGCCCAGGTCCATATCCTAATGCCGTTCTTAAATAAATAGGTTGCCCTGTCTTTGGATTGGTAATTCGTATCCCTTGTTTGAATAAATTTGCCAGAATTCCTTTCATTGAATTCTTGGCATTACCCTTTTTCTTTTTCTTATTGGTGGTTAATTCTGTAGAATCTCCTGCATCTTTAGGAACTAGTTGATCCAATCCACCAATTAATGATGAATCTTTAGAAAATACATAAAATTCACCATCGTAATAGAAAACTATCTCATCAGTTTCTATTTCTACTGACTTTAAGCGTTTTAATTCTCGTTGGAGAGTTTCGTATACATCCTTTCCTTCTAGATATGCGTCATTCAAGGCATCAACTGATTTTGAAACTTCTTGATTGATGATTTTCTTCTTATGTGGTATGCTGCCCACCAGTGTATTGTTTATTCTTTGCAATAATAATACCGATCCCTTTAATATGACCGATTGTATATTTGACATACCATCGATTATATCTTGCTTTAACGCATCCTTTTCATATTTTTTAATGGCATCCTTCTTCTTATCATCAAGAGTATCTAAATCAAACTCCTCTTTATCCACCCATCGATACAAGATATCATTTTTTTCTTGTTCTGTGAACTCTAGATCATTTTCATTTTCTAATTTGATCAGTAATTCGTTGCATACTTGAACTAAATAATCTCTAAGTGTATCTTCCGATGTCAATTCATATTCGGATGCCAACTTTTCCATAGAAGCTGCCAATTTTTTTATTTGTGCTTCTAATTTGTATGTTTGCTCTTCGCTAAAATAGATATTATTAACTTTATTTGGATCTAATGCGTATTGATACTTTAGCATATTACTAATAATAAACTTGCTGGCGTTTTCTAACGTAGCATCAGTTTTATAATCTTCGTTATATGACACCACATCTTTAAATACTACAAAATTTTTATTGCTTGGAGTTATATTATTTTCTGATGAAGTATATACATCGAATGAAATAAACTTCTTCCCGTTGTCAAACACCGATTTCATTGCGTCGGTGTTCCCTTCCGCTCGAATCATCTTCTCCAAATCTACTAATGTCTGGGCAATAGATGTTTTTAGATGCTTATCACCATCAAATGCATCGATATATTGCTTAGAAGATACTCCTGTCTTATCTACATCTGCCACATCACTCTTATTTTTAATTAATAATAGCTTTCCATTTTTTACAGTCATAGTAACGGTCTCACGCGATAGCTTATCCGTTATCTTTGATCCCATTCCTAGCAATTCTCCAAGCCCTCTGCCTAATATCTTGATAACATCATCGAACGTAAGAGACAAATTTTTGAAAATGTGCGCGGTGAATGTTAATTTCTTTACTGGCGTTGGCTTTTCTTTAGGAGCAGCGGCTGGTCGTGGCGCCTTCTGCTTCATCTTAGCCAACGCTTGTGCTTTGCGCTTCTGCATATCCTTGGTATCTCTACCATGATCCTTTCTAGCTAGCTTCCAGTTACCATTCTTGGCACCATTTGGGTGATGCACATCGTGGTTTTTCATTTTGGATTTGCCATATTTCTTTACAGCCTTTCTACGATCACGGTTTCTAGCTGCTCTATCCTTTACAGTTTTACGCAAGTATTGCTTAACTTTCTTAGGATGGCGCTTATAGTATCTACGAACCCGTTCAGTACTAGATTCTGCATCCGTTATAATTTCTTCGGTAGCCATACCAGAATCTCCACCTTCTGCGGAACCACTATCAGTTTCGCCAGATGAATTATCAGTGGTTGATGGTTCAGTATGCTTTGGAAACAACGTCATATACAATGGAATATGAAAATATCCAGTTTTTCTGGCATGCTTGCACTTTTTCCGCATAGCTTTTGGGGAATCGGTATAACTAATGGTGCAATTTTTCTTTGATTCTTCATCTAACTCAGAAACTATTTCATTATGCTTGTCTATCATCTGCATAATTGATATAGTTTTATTGAATGCATCATCATTTGAAGAATTGTTGGCTTCTAATATAGTAAATTTCATATATTTCACTGTAAGTGTTCGTATATAAATATAACCAAACTACTACGTAGCATACATATTGGTTCCTACAGGAATCACCAATGCCGTAGGTGCTCTCATTATTGAAGATCTAGTTGTACCATTCACATCAAGTGTATATGAGGGACTTGTCGTGCCCACACCAACGCTACCACTTATAAAATATCTATTACCACGGGCAGTTACATTTATAGCTTTCCATCCAGAAATATAACACGTACCTCCGCCTGTGTAATTAAACAATGCTTGTGGAGTCCAATATTTCGTTCCCACAACGAATTGTCCCGTAGAAGTACCAAATCCTGCAATATATCCAGATACTCTTGTCCATGATGCTCCTGGATTTGTATTACTCATAACCCAATATCCAAATGAACCAGGATTACCTCCCAAGCTTGTAAACGATGAATTATAATCAATAGATCCCATATAATGGGTATTAGTTCCTGATGTGTTTTTGATCCAACATTCCATATAAAATACATCGTCTTGATCTACAGGAATGTATGGAAATCCAGATCCGTATGGTCCATTTCCCACATTTACCGCGCCTGCTATAGAAATTGCATATCCGCCTGGTGAAGTGGAATCATTTGCCCATGTTACTGCGGAGGAGTTAAAGTATTCCTGAAGTTCCGCTTCACTCCACGTTGAATCAATTTCAAATACAGTTTCTCCTGGAGTATAATGTCCCATAGGATAATTCTGTCCACCGTCTACTCTTGTATTTGTACGAAGTATACCACCTCTAATATCCAATTTTGTAATTGGAACGGTGGTTCCTATGCCCACTCTGTCGTTTGTCGCGTCTACATATAGTGTATTTGTATCAACTGTTAATCCTGCGAAGGTTGGACTATCGCCTGTTTGCAGTCCGGTATCTACATCAGTTGTTGTTGAATTTATTACTGCTCTAACTGTTCCCTGGGAAGGGGATGAGAATGTGGATGACGATACTAACCCAGGTATATTTGGGCCTGTTGGGCCTGTAATTCCTTGTGGTCCAGTAGCACCGGTTAATCCTTGAATGCCGGTAGGTCCGGTAGTTCCTTGTAATCCAGTAGGTCCCGTAGTTCCTTGTGTTCCCTGGATACCTTGTGCACCCGTTGGACCTTGAATACCAGTTGGACCAGTTGTGCCTTGAGGTCCAGTAGATCCTTGAATACCAGTAGGTCCTTGTATACCGGTGGGTCCTGTGGTACCTTGAACACCGGTAGGTCCTGTAGTGCCCGTTAATCCTTGGATACCCGTTGGACCTTGGATACCAGTGGGTCCGGTAGTTCCTTGAATACCAGTGGGTCCTGTAGTTCCTGTGAGTCCTTGTATACCTTGTGCACCTGTAGGACCTTGAATGCCCGTAGGTCCTGTGGTTCCTTGAGGTCCTGTGGGACCTTGTATTCCAGTTGCTCCTCTTATTCCAGTGGGACCTGTCGCCCCTTGTATCCCCGTTGCACCACTGTTTGCAGCGTTAATCCATTGACTTCCATTATATGCTAGAATTTGACCAGGCGTTGGTGAACTTAATGTAACATCAGTTAATCCATCTAATGAAGAAGCACCTACGGTAGCCGATGTCAAATATTTTCTAGGTCCAGCGAAATATACAGGTTCAGATAATACTTCAATCTTTGTAGAATTGTTATTTATATCAAAAAATTCTGCTTTATAAATTAAACTCTTACCATCCACTAAATTTGGAATCAATATAATTGATTCGTCCGGATTGAACGCAAATTCTTCGGCAGGCTTTAATGTAATGTTTGAAAACTTCCAGAATCCACTGGTAGCTAAAAATCTAAATGTTACGCTTCCCGAATCTACTACTTGCGGATTGAAATTAAATGAAACGCCATCAAAATATTGCTTATCGGTCCCATCGTTCGGTGTTATGGTACCTATAAGTTGCCCAAGAGGATTTGTATCTAGTATTCTAGATTCTGATGTCGGTGCCAGATAAACGTATAATTGACCACTAGTATCGCTGAGTCTTGTCGATCCGGTGTATAAAGAGTATACTGCGTTGAATTGTAACGTATATTGCGAAGTAGCAAATAATGTAAACGCATCCTTTGTACCGAACACATAAGGAGGTATATATGATCCAGTCAGTGGAACGATAGGATATACTCCATTGAATAATTCAGACGCATCATATTCCAATCCATATACGTTTGATGCCGTTAGATATAATCCCGATGCAGAATATGGATATGTTATATTTCCACTTGAGGTAATCGGTGCCGCATACCAATGTGTTTTAGTATCTCGCAATGCACCGCTAACAAATTTACCAATATGATAATCGCCAATTGTAGATGATGTTACAAATAGTTCGGAAACTTGAATGGGAGTTCTTGCAACACTTATAAATTCCCCAGTAGTACCTGCGATTTTGTATGAAAGATTGGTTTTGTATATTTCGCCGGTTGCAGTTTCTAAATTAACAAATCGTATTTTAGCGTATGATCCTGTATCTAGCAGTGCGGAATCATTTATAGTTAACACCGGATATTGCAATACGACCGATGAAGTTATATTATATGTTACACCATCCTGTGCAGAAAAATATGAATAACTTCCCGATTTTATATCAAGATATTCTAGATAGTCTTTAAATTGTATAAGCGAACTTGTACATTCAGCATGTGTAGAATTTAATATTTTATCTAACTGTAAATTTATAGCTTTAGTATATACTTCTCCGCTAGTGGCGTTTGACGCTGTTATTTCTCCAACTAATGTAGCGGAATCCGTTATAGATCCTGAGAAAATACTTCCGCTAACCGCTTCAATACTATACCCGCCTACCAGAGACGACTTATATCTAGGGTATAATTTAGCATTGATTGGTTCTGATACAACTGTATATGATGACGATGGAATATAAATGATCTGTTCATCATCTAAAATTAACCTAGGTTGGTTTAAAAATCTGATTGGGGCTGTATTTCGTCTGCGCGGTTCTATAATTACGTCACGCGACCATCGAACATTATACTTATTATTCCAATTATCAGGAATAGATGCTCCATTGAGAAAATACCTAGCCTGCCCTAATAAAATTACTTTATATAATCCTGGCTTTGTATCATTGTATACTTCGAATGATATTAATTTCGAGGCACCTTCTGTGTAATTTTGTATAGCCTGGTGATATATTGTTTGATTTTCAGAATTTACAACTTCGACCAAAACGCTAGAATTTGGCAATAGAAATGGTGTACCGGCGATTAGAAATCCATTCTTACCGCCGGTAAACACTTCTGGGAATTGTGATACTTTAAAATACTGTGAATTTTCGGAAGTATCTTCAATTAAAACGTCATATGTTACTAACTTTTGATTAAAAGATACTTTTCTTTGTCTTGGCATAGTATTCCTGGTTACAAAATATCTGCAACCTATAAATATTAAATGTTTATGTAACTATACCCATCTTTGTGCCTAATTTCTAAAGAATTATCTACCATATCACGAGCCGTATCTAGATGGCTAACTATCAAAATAAATTCAAATTGAGACTTTAGTAGGCTAAAAAGTGTCTGCATCGAAGATAAATGGTCAGAATCTAAGGTACCAAATCCTTCATCTATCAACAAGAAGTTACTTTTTGGCAAATTGGAGGCATTTAGCAAAGCTACTCTCATAGCAATTCCGCTAATAAATCGTTCCATTCCAGAACAATTTTCCAAAGGCCAAACTCGCTCGTGATCGTAATTTAAATATGCATTTATATTTTTACCTTCCATCTCTAAGGTAATAGTAAATCCAACCAGCTGCGATAATATTGTATTTATTTCGTTCTGGATAGTTGGTACCACTTTAGATAACAACATTCTTGGAATGCCATCCCTACCCGTAGCTTGTAAATAATGCTTGTAAATATTAAATTTGCGCTCGGTTTCCTCCATCTCAGACATCTCGGTTAACATCGTGGATTTTATATTCTTGGCAACTTTTAATTCCGATGAGACATCCAATATAGTTGATTGTATCTTATCAATTTGCTTTTTATTTGAAGAAATATCATATTCTGCTATAACCAATTTGGATTCTATTTGTTTATTGTGCGAAATAGCATCCAAATTGTTATTGTATTCCTGTATCATAAAATCGACATCTTCAATATTTTTATACAACAATTGTATAAAAGAATTTAAGGAGTCTATAGACGATGATACTTTGGTCTTTTCCGCATCTATTCTAGTTAATTTATTTAAATTAGTAGTATATTCATTAAATGCATCTGTCATAACATCCATATTTTGAATTTTAGGAGCTAATGCTTCTACTTCCAAATCAATAGTCATAATTTGTGCGGATAAATCTTCAAGTTTTGTCTTAGACTCGGATAATTCATCGATAAATGTAATATTATTTTGTATACAAATATCGCATTCTTTATTATACTTAATATCCGATAACTTTGAAATCAATCGCTCCGTTTCGATAATAGAAACTGACAACTGTTTCTTTTTATTCTGTAGCTGTGTAATTTTATTTTGAATTGCTTGCATACTTGCTATAGTTTTCTGCAATTCGTCAAAATCCACCGCCTCCGTAGACTGTATCAGTTTATTTTCTAAATCTATTAATTTAACTAGCTTATCTTTTAATGCATCCGTTTCTGTTAAGTTGGATTGAATTTGTGTTTCATATTTTGCCTTTTTTGTGTTTAGTAGATCAGGATCTTCTAAATCTTTTGCTAATGGCAATAAATCTCGGAGCAATAAACTTTTTGTAACTTCGCTATCCGATAAAATAGATTTAATATAATCTAATTTTTTAATTACTGTGGTTTCTTCCATCTGTAATTTTTCAATTGCGTTCTGCACACTGACTAATTTATCAGAAATGTCGGTCTTATTAAATTTTTTAATAATCGCAGCCAATTGCTTACTTTCTTCGTTGGCAATTTCATGCAATTTATCAAAAATATTGAGTCCCATAAATTGAGACAACAAATCCTTGCGCTCGGAATGCGAAGTATCTATAAACAATGCACCCGACATATTATTTGTAAACGTTGTTAAAATAAAATCTTCATACGTTCCTATGTAAGAACGAATGATTGAGTTGGTATCTCTACGTTCTTGGCCTGTTAGAGCTACAAATGTGCCATCTAGCTCTTGTCGTAAAAATTCTACATCAACTTTTACTTCATTTCCCTTCTTTCTAGTTCCTCTTTTTTTGATAACATATATCGTATTGCTTATTTGCAACGTCAACTGGCAGTCGAAGGTATTCTTTCTATTGTTCATTACGTGTCCTGCCCGAGATGCACGTGGAGTCTTGTCGTATAGACAAAACATCAACGCATCCATTATAGAACTTTTGCCACTGGCGTTAGGTGCAAATATTCCATAGACACCTTTCATATTATCAAATGTAATCTTATTGTTTTCTCCATATGAAAACATATTTGAGAAATTAAATTCAATTGGTCGCCATTGAATGCTACGTGAATAGTCGCCATGCTTCAATTGATTGTTGGCATTTGAATTAATTTGTAAAATTTCTTCAACTATCTTATCATCTATATCTGCCGAAGCGTTATTTAAATATTCTGTTATCAATGAATTTTGAATATTTACGTTCGTTACATCTAATAATTCGGTATGCTTTGCAGTTTTAGGCTTGATAATCCCATCATATCTATGCTTGTTTGTAGTTAATTCAACTACATTATAATTCTTTTTGAATGCAGCAATTAATTTTTTGACAGATACACTATCGACATCGCCCGTGAAAATACGTAGTCTTACATTTTTAATTGGTAGAACAGGCAGTTTTGCGTTGTCTGTACATTCGAAGGTG